AATATTCGAACGTCTGGAGCGCACCGACAGCCGCTGGCTGACACAGGGGTATCGCTCCCTTGCCGGACGCGAACGCCTGGACGATTTGCTTTACCTGCCGCAGCTCAACAAACACCAGATACAGACGCTGGCCACCATGACGGCGGCGATGTTCAGCAGCACCTTCGAAAAACTCTGCGATGACTTTGGCGCGATCGACGGCGAGCTGACCATGGATATAACGCTGAAGGCGTATCAGATGCTGGCCCGCATGGCGTTACATCTGCAGACAGTGCCGCCGCATTATGACGCACTGACAACAGACAAAGACCGGAAGAACGAACCGGACACGGAACTGCTGCCGGGTGCAATCCTCCGCCTGACCTGTGCGGACTGGTGGAAACGCAAATTGTGGCTTTTACGTTGCGAATGGAGAGAGGAACAACTCCGCGCTGCCTGTCTGGTTTCCAGAAAAACATCCCCCTATCTGAGTCAGGACGCATTAAGTGAATTTCGCGCACAGCGCGAGAAAACACGCGATTTCCTGAAAAGTTTCATGCTGGAAAATGAAGACGGGTTCACGATTGATCTCGAGACGGTGTATTACGCGGGAGTAAGTAACCCGGTCCACCGTAAGGCAGAAATGATGGCCACCATGAAGGGGCTGGAACTTCTGGCCGAAGCCCGTGGCGACAAAGCGGTATTTCTGACCGTTACCTGCCCGTCAAAATATCACGCAACAACGGAGAGCGGTCATCCGAATCCCAAATGGAACAGCACCACCATGCGCGATTCCAGCGATTACCTGGTTAACACTTTTTTTAAGGCAGTCCGCAAAAAACTGAACCGCGACGGCCTGCGCTGGTATGGCATCCGCACGGTTGAGCCACACCATGACGGCACCGTGCACTGGCACATGATGGTCTTTGCACATCCTGAAGAAATCGACAGCATCGTGGACATCACCCGTGATATTGCCATTCGCGAAGACCGCCACGAGCTGGGCAATGACATAACTCCGCGCTTTAAGGCAGAGTACGTCGACGGTTCGAAAGGTACGCCGACCAGCTACATCGCCACCTACATCGGAAAGAACCTGGACAGCCGCGCCGTGGATGGCATTGACCCGAAAACAGGCAAGCCACGCGTTGATCACGAAACCGGAAAATCAATGGCCGAGAGCGTGGAACGCGCCATCGGCTGGGCGCGCCTTCACCGCGTCCGCCAGTTCCAGTTCTTTGGTATCCCCTCCCGTCAGGTATGGCGTGAACTCCGCCGCCTTGCCAGTCAGATGGCCCGCAGCCCGGAAGGTCCACAACGTCTGGAAAATGACGCAATGGATGCGGTACTCGCTGCCGCTGATGCCGGGTGTTTTGCCACCTACATTGAGAAACAGGGTGGCGTACTTGTTCCACGCAAGGATTACCTGATTCGCACCGCCTACGACCTCGCAGAAGAGCTGAACGATTACGGCGAGCAAAGCGTACAGATTTACGGGATCTGGTCGCCACAAATCGGGGAATCTTCCCGCGTGTGCACGCACCCGGATAACTGGAAGCTGGTAAGACGTAAACCGGAAGCGGAAGACAGCGCCCACGAAAATGGTTTTGACCTTCAGGGCGGCCCTGCCGCCCCTTGGACTCGTGGCAATAACTGTCTCCGTGTACAGGAAACAGGCAACAGCGGGACAGAACAGTCGGAAGAGCAACCAACACCGTGGACGCAGATCCCTGACGGCGTTGATGTGGATGAGTGGATGCGCTCACTGAAACGGCACGAACGCCGGGCGCTGATGCGTTCGCTGCGTGACAAACAGGCAAAAAACAGCAGTGATGAAATGCAGAACTGGACACAGAGCCGCAAACAGCCACGGCCTTTGCCTGATAACCACGAGTTACTCGCTAAAGAATGGCGGGAGTCTGCCGAATCTCTCGGCCTGCATATCGGTGAACAGCAGATGCAGCACCTGTTACGGGGCGGCACTCTGTACGTTGACGGCAGCATCATTGCACCGCAGGGATTTGAAATTGTACGCAAACCGGATACCCGCCCGGACAGCCGAATCACGCAGCTCTGGCAGCGCCTGAGCCGTAATCACGGCGTAAGCAGCACGGAGATCCGCCATAACCCGGTCGCCAGCTATCTGGAGCAGCTCGGGGCATCAGACCCCGAAGCCGCCGCACGCCTGGCATCCACAATTCAGCAGGACCAGAACACCATGAAAACTCCCGTTACCGTGCTTTCTGACATGCTGCGCGCCATCCGTGACACAGAGCACGCACAAAGAATCAATGCAACCACTGAACGCGCCCGCCGCAAGGCTACTTTGCTCCAAAAGAGAGGCAAACAGCACTTTAGTAATCAAAATGATGATGAGAAAAAACAATTACAAAGTTGGATATGCCTTTTCCATCATGAGGGATGAGATGTGAATCGCTAACCGAATATTGTGTTGAATAGAATGCAATTGATATAATTCCCCTTAATTCATTGAAAACTGGATTTTTTGCATAACTATGCAAATATCTATGGACGGCGACGATGTTTTTTATCGGGAAAACTCAAGTGCCATGTTAAGATTATGTTTATTTTTTACTGAGAAAATCGTGGATGACAAAGCCTTCTCATTTTAGAACCCCTCTTCGTTATCCGGGAGGTAAGGCAAAATTCTTGCCACATATTGAACAAATACTCCGCAACAATGATCTCATTGGTGGATGTTATGCTGAACCTTATGCAGGTGGAGCCGGTGTAGCATTAGGTTTGCTCCTTAACGGTCTTGTTGAAAATATCTTCATAAATGATATTGATCCTGCCCTTTATTCTTTTTGGTTTGCAGTGGTTAATCATAACGATCTGTTATGTGAAATGATTGATGAAGTTCCTGTGACTATTGAAAATTGGCATACTCAAAAGGAGATACTCCTAAACAATGATAAATATAGTATGCTTGAAGTCGCATTATCTACTTTCTTTTTAAATAGAACAAACCGTTCAGGAATACTTAAGGCTGGCGTTATTGGAGGGAAAGAACAAAAAGGACCATGGAAGTTAGATGCAAGATTCAACAAAAAAGAGTTAATTAAAAGGATTGAACTAATTGGTGCATATAAGGAGAAAATTTACGTATCGAATTTTGATGCTGTAGATTTTCTGCTACACCAAAAAGCATTGCTACCCCAGAATAGTCTAATATATCTTGATCCACCTTATTATGTTAAAGGAGCAGAGTTATATAGAAATTTTTATAAACATGATGATCATGTAAAAATCGCTAATACACTACGGGAAATTCAACTACCTTGGGTTGTGTCTTATGACAATGTGCCTGAAATAAAAAGCATATATCATGAATTCAACATGACTGATTATACGCTTAATTATACTGCACAAGATAAGAAAAAAGGTCTAGAAATTATCATTTATAATCATGGTATAAAAATCCCTGACATTTAAATTTAAGGATGATATAGATGATTAAAGAAATTAGTTTTAAAAAATTTAAGAAACTGATAGATATTGACTTCTCATTCAATGAAGACATCAATATAATATCAGGAACCAATGGGACATGTAAGACAACATTGCTTCATTTAATTAGCAATGGTTTCCAAATGCCACCATCTCGATCACAAAATTATTCAAATAGTAATTGTGTTAGAGTTATAAAATCTATAAACAAAATAGCCAACCCCAAAATGGAAGCAATTGTTAGGGAATCAAAAAATTACACCGATCCGGCAGAGGGAACAAAAGGTGTGTTATTTTCTATTAACTATTTGGATCATAGCACACTAGACTTCAGAAAGCACAACTCAAAAAATCCAGACGAAGCGCAACGGTATGCTATCAAACCAGTATACCCACGCGGAAAAGAAAAACAATCACTTCCAGCTAAACCAGTTTTATATCTTGGATTATCGCGACTATTCCCGATTGGTGAAACTAAAGACGACGCCCTTACAAAAATTCCGTTAAACCTACCAGAAGAGTATGTTGGTTATATATCGAAAATATATAATGAACTTTTGGGCATTAATATTATAAATATAGAATCAAACAATATCGGAGATTTTAAAGCTGGCCCATTATTTGATACCGATAACCCAGCAATTGATTCTAATACCATATCATCCGGGGAAGACAATATATTCATTATAATCAAGGCATTAGTTAGCCTTAGGTATTATTTTGAATCACTTATTCAATCCACTGATCAAAAAGAAAGCATTCTGTTAATAGATGAATTTGATGCCACTTTACATCCTTCTTTACAGATAAGATTATTAGATAAAATTTATCAATACGCAAAAGATTATAAGATTCAAGTATTTTTCACAACGCACAGTCTGACATTGCTAGAATATGCTTTTCATAAAAAATACCATGTTGTCTATCTAATTAACAATATTACAAAGGCTCTGCTTTTAGATAATCCTGATATATTAAAAATAACAATGTATCTGAAAACACAAACAAAGGATGAGATATACACAAGGAACAAGATACCAGTTTTCACGGAAGATGAAGAAGCTCGCTTTTTATTTAATGAAATACTTGGTTATTGGATAAGCAAATATCCAAATTTTGCTATAGTTAGTAATTCATTTCACTTAATTGATTGTTTCATTGGTGCAGACAATTTAAAAACTATTTTTAATGATTCTCATCTTAAGGAAACCTCGTTAAAATCAATTTGTATTCTTGATGGAGATCACAGCCCTGAGGATCAGAGAGGAATTATATCACTGCCGGGTGAAAAAGCTCCAGAACAATTGATATTTGAGCATTGTGAGCACCTTTATAATACCGACGACTCTTCCTTCTGGGAAAATCAGGATATAATTAACAATGGTTTTTCGAAAGAGTTATACTTACTCAAGATACGTCCTCAATTACAATCAATTGAAACTGAAATTCAGAAAAGAAAAGACAACCATGAGTCTACATCCGGTTTAAGAAGAAAATTAAATAAGAAAATATTCAATCAGCATATTGAATTCTTTAGAATGATTACAAGAAACTGGTTAGACAAACCAGAAAATCAGAAATCTCTCCAGTATTTTTACAATGGATTACGATCCTTATTCTACCGGGTTACACCAACAAACGGCATTGACAGAAAAATTTGGGATTTTGACTATAACAAAATCATTAAAGAGGATAAATAATGTATTCTAATAAAATATAAACATCAAAGCTATATTTTTTACACATATCAAGAGTAAAAAATAATTTAACTTTATACATAACGACCTCTTTTACAAATAAGTAGAAAAGGTCGTTATAACTCTCATCTCCATAGCATGTAATTTTCTTTGCATATTTTCACATAACAGTCAGGGATGTATTTATAAGCAACGTCGTATACATAGGCTCAATTTTTCTATAAATAAACACTCCGTTCGGTTTGCACAATAGTGCACAAATTTGCACAATTTTTTTGAACGACTTTTTGCCCTTCCGGCCCGCATGGCGGCTGGATCCGTCAAGGATCCGTGCGTGCACAAAAAAACGCGTTTTTTCTGCGCGCAGGTGACGGGGGAACAGCCCGCGTTTCAGGGGGTAAATAGCATCCCCTGAACGATGTCGCAGCGACACAACAGAATGGCTATATTTCTCACGCTGAGCGTGAAAAAGACGTGAGGGCTTTTGATTTGATGGGGTGAAAGGTAAGGCCGTCAAAATCGCACTGAGACGGCGAGAACATGCAGTCAACGCGGTGGGATTGCGTAAGAGTCTGACTGTCGATGATGGCAATAAGCAGGAAAGCGTCGTGAAATTATCTGACTGATACAGGAGCTGGAGAGTCGGGGCATAAATTTTTTATGCCCCGGCGAAGCAGCAGACAAGCGAAGCGCGTCAGGATGTGGGCTGGGTGTCTAACAGTGCGTAAGGGTTAAAGCGGATCACCTCTTCGCCAAGCCAGTCATTGATGTGCTTCATGGCCTCCATGACGGGCATCAGCTCGTTAATTGCGTAAACCCGCGCGGCCTTCTCCACATCACCAAACGCACTTTTTTCGCCCGGCATCGCCCCCATCAGTTGCGGCGGAACGCGGTGCGCAGCCAGCACATCATCACGGGATGCCGCCTTAACATTCATGAACTCATCCTTTGCGGTGATCTGCTGGAACGGCAAAATTTGCACCCCCTCTTTGCCCCCGTTGGGCGCATGGATGAGCACGTTTTTAAACGCACCACCACCACGCGCACCCTGTAACGTTTCTTTCAGGGAGTCCATGCTTTCGCGGTTTACCTGCGCTGCACCGATGTAGATGATGCACCCGGCGTGGGATCCATTGTCGTAATACAGTTTTCTGAACATGTCCGCCGAATGAGACAGGCTGGCCGAGAGTAATGCGCCAAGATATTCCGGCATGCCGTAAATTTCCTGGTTAATGTCCGGATTCATCAGGTGGCACACTTTGCCAGGGCGAAACTGAAACGCGTCCTTGCCATCCTGCACATACCACCATGATTCAAGATCGCTTCCGCGTCGCATGTATTTCGCCAGTGCGTGCCGTAATTTAAGTGGTTCGCCGAGCATATTGCTCCGAAGCTCAAGGAATGCGTTACCGAACACAAACCAGTCCAGCGCCAACGCCGAGAAATCCTGCCGGGAAAGCAGCGGGTGCGGGATGTAGCAACCGAGCAATACATTGCGCTTAAAGTAAAGCGCAGACTGATGCCAGGACGTTTGCCGGGCGGCTCTTGCCAGACCGTACCAGTCCACCGGGGTTTCATACCATCGCCCGTTATCAGCACAGTACATATTGTCCAGCAGGTCATGCCCGGTCAGGCGATAAGGACCATCAAATGTGAATGCACTGAGCGATGATTCTTTCCTGAGCGCATCAGCGAGATCAATGCGTGAACTCATGCGCACTTTTTTATTTTTTCTGCTCATCAGAACTCCATAACCGTGAAACGCTCGTTTTCTCCTTCGCCGCCAATTGGTTCGTTAATGACAGCAAGCATGGTTGCCCACGCAAGGTCGCCGTGGCTGATCCCCCTCGCGCGGTCCGTTTCGTAAGTGATAAAGCCGCCCGGTGTTTTCACCTTACGCACGGCGTTAAAGGCCGCGACCAGCTCGCGTTCGGCGCGATCGTATTCCCACCGTCCGGCACGCATTATTTGCAGCATTTTCAGTACCAGCGACCGTTTGGATGACAGCGTGAAGGTGTACGGAATAGCAGCAGGGAAAAACCGCTTCACTATCTGATAAACAGCCTCCCCGTTCCCGCCCGTCACATCAATGCCGATGTGTTCCACGTTGTAGCGACACGTGAACTCTTCAATGACTCTGGCCTGTTCTTCAAACTCCAGCCCCTGAACGCGTCGCGTTTCCACCGTTCGAAAACGGCCACCAGGAACAGCCGGAGGAACCACCACGGACACAGCGCCGCTGTCGCCGTTGCCACTGCTGCCGTTTGCGTCATACCCAATCCATACCGGACGATTCCCCATCGGGCGGGGAGCAAAAGGTTTCCAGTCTTTCCAGTCGTCGTATCCGTCAACACCGCAGCCAATCAGGATATTCAGGTTAAATGCCGATTCCCCTTCGCGGACAAACTCACACATATAGAGATTGAGGAACTCGTCTTCGGTGTTTTCATCACGAATTTCGTCGATATCGGTGTGTTTCCAGCCGTGTTTAACCACATCTTCCAGCGTGACAATTTGCCGCCACGTCCGGTCAGGGCAGATAAGCCCGTTATGCAGCGTTTTCCAGTCCACAGAAAAACGCTGGCGTTTATGCGTGGCCTTTTTCTCGTTCCAGCGGTCGCCGTTCCAGTAGGCGTATGCCTCGTGCGTTTCGGTGGATGGCGTGGAGAAGTAGGTGCGCCGCAGTCCGCTGAGGGTTGCCATAGCGCCAGCCACCTTGCGCAGTTCGGCAAAGCGACTGACCCAGAAAAATTCATCAAAATAAAAATTGCCCGTATAGGACTGTGCCGACGCAGCAGAAGTGCCGAGAAAATGCAGCTCTGCGCCGTTGGAGAGGATGATTTTATCGCCCCCTTTCAGCTCCACATCAACTTCAGCCGCGGCCTTCTGAATAATGCTTTTAAACTGGAACGCCTGACGACGCGACGCAGACAAAAAAATCTGGTTACGCTGGTAAGGTTGCGCCACATCGTCACGCAGCGCCATCAGCAGTGCTTCCTGTGCAAAATACCAGGTCGCCCCAATCTGTCGGGATTTCAGGATCATCCTGTTACGTATCCCGGCTTCCCTGCAAAGGGTCAGGGAGTCAAACCAGCCCCGCTGATGCCACTCCAGCCTGCTGATGATTTTTTCCCGCAGTGCGGCAATCTGTTCCGGCGTGAAATGATTTTTGAGTTTTTTCGCCCGGCCTTTCTTTCCTGTGGCCGTCGCATCCGGCTGGCCATCATGCAGTTTTTTAAGCTGCCGGGTCAGCAGGTCTATTTCCTTGAAGTCACCACCTGTTTTATTCTGTTTTTCAGTGAGCTGGATGAGGCGCGCATCGATGGACTGCGTGACACGCTGCACGGGTGGCGTTTCATCCCACTGGTCGCGTTTTTTCCACGCATAAATCGTGTTCGGGTTTATTCCCATCAGACGTGATATTTCTGCGGGCGGATAACCCTGCCAGTAAAGTTGCCGCGCACGCTGGCGCACAAAAGCGTCCTGAATCATTGCTCCCCCTGAGTAATTACAGGAAGATTACCCGCGCGCGAAACTGTTCTCCTTAACCCCCTGTTCTGGCCGTTTTCTTACAACAAAAGCCCTTTGTATCAGCCTGTTACGCTTTGCCATCATGACTGAAGAACCAGTCAGAGGGGCAAAAACTATGGCTAATGAAAAAAAGACATCCCGCAAAAAGTTTCGCGTGGCTGTCTCCGGTGTAACGGCAGACGGGCGCGAAATCAACGGCGACATGCTGAAAGCTGCCGCCACCAGTTATAACCCGTCCGTTTATGGTGCACGTGTGAATATTGAGCACATCCTGTCACCACTCCCCGGTAGCGAGTTTTCCGCTATGGGCGATGTTGTGGGGTTGAGCACCGAAGACATAACCGATGGCCCGCTGGCAGGTCGCACGGCACTGTATGCCGAAATTGAGCCGACCGCTCGCATGATGTCCCTGCTTAACGATGGTAAAAAAATTTACTCCAGTATTGAGCTGGAACCACAGTCAACCATCACGGGAGGCCCTTACCTGCGCGGGCTGGCAATGACCGACACCCCTGCCAGCCTGGGCACGGAACGTCTGGCCTTTGCGGCACAACAACGTATGCAACTGATGACATTCAACTGTCAGCAGGGAGACGTGGCGATGTTTACCGCCGCTATGGAGTCAGAACTTATCGAACTCACCGAACAACGTCAGGAAGAAGGCACCCAGTGGTTTAACCGCGTTATGGGGATTATTGGTCGTGGCCGCAAAGCGGATGACGCCAGTTTCTCCCGTATTCAGGAAGCGGTGGAAGGTGTCGCAACGTCACAGGCCGACATTATCGACCGTTTTAATGTGCTGGAAACCCGCCATCAGCAGGACAGCCAGAAAATCACTTTACTGACCACAGAGCTGGCAGCACTGAAGGAAAAACTGCGCACGCAGGACGGCGATCCGCAGAATCGGTTCACCGCAACGGGCGCAGCCTCCGACCAGCTGGCTGACTTCTGATAAGACAAAGGAGCAAATTTTTATGAATCTGGTGATGTCAGATATTACCCGCAACAAGCTGGGTTGCTATATGGCGCAGCAGGCGTCGCTTAACAATATCCCGGTTTCCGCACTGGTATCGCGATTTACCGTGGAACCCTCGGTACAGCAGCGTTTTGAAAACGCCTCAAAGGAAAGCACCGAATTTACAAAAAGAATTAACGTGATCGGCGTGACCGACCAGAAAGGCGAAAAAATCCTCCTGGATACCACCGGGCCAATTGCGCGCACGAATACCAGTTATGACGGCACAAAACGCCGTAACCCGAATAACGTGGTTGATCTGAAAAACCGCAAATACCAGTGCGAACAGGTGAACTACGACACGTTTATTTCGTATCCGCAGCTTGATGCCTGGTCGGCACACCCTGATTTTCAGTCCCGCATCAGCGCACAGATTGCCCGACAGGTGGCGCTTGACCGCATCATGATCGGTTTCAACGGCACGTCTCACGCGGATGAGTCCAACTTCAGCACCAACAAGCTGCTTCAGGACGTTAACGTGGGCTGGCTGGAGCACATCAGAACCGACGCCAGCGAACGCGTTATGAATGACGTGACGCTGACCTCCCGCAACATGGACAACACCGTGGCGCACGCGGGTAAGTATGCGAACGCTGATGCACTGGTACAGGACGCGCGTTCATCCCTGCTGGATGAATGGCACAAGGAAGCTGACGACCTCGTGGTGATTATGGGGCGCAACCTGTTTAACTCGCTGCGTCTGCCCGTGCTGAACAGCATCAGCGGCCAGAATCCCAATGCGGAATTACTCGCCGGGCAGCTCATCCTGTCATCGCGCACCATTGGCGGGCTGGGCGTGTTCCTTGCGCCGTTCTTCCCGGATGCAACGATGCTGATCACCTCGTTCAACAACCTGTCGATTTACTGGCAGAAAGGTTCAATGCGTCGCCTGATGAAAGACGAGCCGGAATACAACCGCATCGCCACCTACCAGTCCATCAATGACGCTTATGTCGTTGAAGACTATGGCAAGTGCGCGATGGTCACTGGTCTGAAGTTCGCCGACAGCTAATCAACTCACGGCGGGCATCATGCCCGCCAGTAACGGAGAGAACAAATGATTACTCCTGCACAGCAACACTGGCAGAACGTGATGGCACAGCGCGCAGGCCGGGCGAATGAAGGCGTGGACCACGCCGCGCGTACCGCGCATGAAGAGGTGCTGTATCGTCTGCGTCTGGCACAGGCCCGGCTTAAGGGCGTACAGGCCAGAAGCGCGAAAGCCGCCATCAAAAAAGAGTTGTTGCCGGATTTTTCCGGCTGGATTGAGGGAACGCTGGAGGCTGACGGCGGGCAGCAGGATGAAGTGATTGCCACGCTGATGGTGTGGGCGATTGACTGCGGCGATCTTCCGCTGGCGTTGCGTATTGGTGCGTATGTGGTCCGTCATAACCTCATTATGCCGGATAACTTTGGCCGTACTGCTGCCACAGTGCTGACCGAAGAAATCTGCAACCCGGTACTGACGCAGGCCGGGGCGGATGCCGACGCGGATTTGTCCGCCTTTATCGAACCGCTGGACACCCTCCGGAAGATTGTCACCGACCAGGACATGCCGGACGAAGTACGCGCCAAATTATGCAAGGCGTGCGCCTTTGCCCGTCGTGGTCTGACCGATGCAGACAACATGGCCTTATCACTGAAGCTGCTGCGCGAAGCGATGCACCTGAACCCGAACGCAGGTGTGAAACGCGAGATTGCAACCCTTTCCCGCGCCCTGAAAAAAGCCGATTCCGCAGCCGAACCAGAAGACGCCAGCGCACAGCAGGCGCAGGACGAAAGCAGCAAAAGTAAAAAGACAACGCGGAAGCCTGCAACACGAAAAACCACCGCGACGCAGAAGGCGAAGCGCGGTTAACGACTGACCCCGTCAGCGGGCGGCGTGCGCGGTGTTCCGGTTTAACTCCGTGACCGTTTACACCGCGCACCCACCGCCCGATTTTTTTCAGGAGTGAACCCCATGAGTATGGTTGCCAGAACTGAACCCAGACCCGCAGAGGACGACATCACCGATACCGATGATGGCGATACCCGCATTTCAGCGGGTGCATTCTGGCCGGATATTGTGCTGCGCGAGCTGCGTCTGGCGGTACGACTGCCGGGCCGCGTGACCACCTCCCGCCTGCTGCATAGTGCCACCGGGGCTGTGGCACACGTTACCCGCGAGCTGGAAGCATGGCAGCAGGAACAGCAGGCAGCTGGCCATCAGACGCTGGCCGATGTTCCGGCACCCGTAATTAACGGAGAAAGCGTCAATCTCTGGCACTGGCGCAATGCTGTTTATACCGCCACGCGCGCCCTGATTCTGGAGCGTTATCGTGATGCAGACACAACGGACAAGGGCGACCGCCGGGCGGACGCTCTGGATATACAGACATCGGATTTGTGGCGTGATGTGAGCTGGGCCATCTCTGACATTCTGTGCCGCCCGCGAATGTTTGCGGAGTTGTGCTGATGAAAGTGAAGGCACTGGAAGGCGACACCGTGGATTCGCTCTGTTTCCGGTACTACGGCACGACGCAGGGCGTCACCGAAAAGGTGCTGGATGCCAACCCCGGACTCTGTCAGCAGGTATTTCTGGACGCCGGGCAGGAAGTTGAGATGCCGGAGCCGGAGAAGAAGAAACGAGAAATGATTCAGTTGTGGGGGGAGTAGCAGTGAGCACCATTCAAACAGGGATCACAGAGCAGGTTATTGCGTGGCTCTTTGACCACCTGCCAACGGTGTATGCAGCAGGCGCGGCGGTCAGCATTTCCGCGCTGATGAGTCTTTATGACGGACGAACACTGGTTCAGACCGTAACGGGATCGCTGGCGTGCGGCGTTCTTGCCATGGCCGTGGCCGGGTCGTTGCGCTTCTTCGGGTTTCCTGAAGATGCCGTGACGTTTATCGGCGCATCAATCGGTTTTATGGGTGCAGAGAAAGCACGCGACAAGGTTATTGCGGCCTTTAATCGCAGGGTGAAGGAGAAGGACGAATGAGCAACACATTTAAATTCAGCAGCCGGAGCGAAAAGAATTTGCAGGGCGTAAATCCTGATCTGGTGAAAGTGACCCGACGGGCACTGGAAATCTCGGAAGTGGATTTTGGTATCACCGAAGGGTTGCGCAGCCGTTACCGCCAGAAGCAACTGGTGGCCACGGGTAAGAGCCAGACCATGAACAGCCGCCACCTTACGGGGCATGCCGTGGATGTTGTGGCTTATATCGGCAGCCAAGTGTCATGGGAATGGCCGCTGTACGAAAAAATCGCAGCAGCATTCAGACAGGCCAGCCGGGAACTGAATATTCCGGTGGAATGGGGCGGCGACTGGAAGACTCTGAAAGACGGACCGCATTTTCAGTTACCACACGGAGCCTATCCGGCATGAAGCTCTGGCCCACGCTTGGCGTCGCTTTCCTTCTGATTGCCGGATGGGGAACATCCATGCGTCTGTCGTGGTCGCTGGGCCGGGAGAACGCCAGAAACGAAGCGCAGGCCAGCACCCTGAAAAGTACCGCCGACACCCTGAATATCATCAGCGCCGGGGTACAGGATATGCAGCAGGTGCTGGCGCAACTCCGCGTGGAAAATCAGCAACGCAATCAGGACGGAGAGGTAAGACGTGAACAGCTACGCAACGATATTGCAAAAGATGAATGCGCCCACGCTTTGCCTGACGCTCGTTTTACTGACAGGCTGCGCAGGCACGCAGAACGCGCCACTGCCAGCGCCGTCAGTCCGGCTTATACCGCAGACGCTGACCATACCGGTAACGCCTCCCCCCTTCCCTGATACTCCCACATGGGGAAATCTCGGTATATGGGGCGACCGCCTTCTGGATGCACTGGAAACCTGTAACGCGGATAAACGGGCCATTGAATTACTGGAACAGCGCAGGCTGCAACGACTGAACAACGAGGATAACAACCATGCTGAAAACTGATTCCCTGCGTGAAGCCATGACCCGTCCATGCCGATGGTGTCAGGCCACCCGGAAAAATTCACCATTTTCGTGGAGAGCGGCAACATTGAAACGACCGGAGAAACGCCCTCGTTTGTTTTACCGCTATCAGATGGTGATGTTTGCATGGATTACGCCGGGGAGCTGGACGACCTCACGCTGCCGCTGCTGGCGTGGTTATCCGAAAATCAGCCACAGATGTTGCTCAATCCGGAGCGTAATCAGGACATCAAATTCTCCGCCGTTATCAATGACGATGACAGCGCCGATCTCCTGTTTACGCTCCCCCTGCGGGAACGCGTTCGCATCATGCGCAGCAGTCAGGGCACACCGCAGGCAGAACACCTGCCTGAGCCAAAACCCCGCCTGCCATCTTCCGAAGGCGACTGGTCGCATGTATTCCAGGATGTGACGTGGGGTGAAAGCGATGGATAAGGCATTCACCCGCGTGGATGAAACCTTTGAGGCCATCCGCGACAGCCTGAATCAGCAGGCCATCAATAACATCGCCAGAAAGCTGGCACAGGATTTACGCCGCGCCCAGCAGGCGCGTATCCGGTCACAGAAAGCGCCGGACGGGACCGCGTGGACACCACGCAGACGCCGCGTAACCCGGATACAGGAACGCATTCGCTTTATCTGGAATAACGAAGCACGCACGCTGAAAAACTGGCATCACGACACGGGGAAATACGGGCGAACCATTACCGGGTGGGATGAGGATAAAAACAATATCCGCACGTTTTACCGGGATGACATCGACCGTTTTCTGGAAATACGCACCCGGCGCATCAACCAGGACAGCACAAAGCGCGTCCCCATGTTCGTAAAACTGCGCACCGCCCGCTACCTGAAAGCCCGTGCAGATGCTTCCGGTGTGACGGTGGGTTACAGCGGCGTGGCCGCACGTATTGCCCGCGTTCATCAGTTCGGTGAGCGCGATCAGGTTGCGCCGGGCATTTTCACCGATTACCCGGTACGTGAGCTGTTGGGTATCAGCCAGGCAGATGAGCGCCTGATTTATAACACGGTGCTGGGCCGGATTGCGGAGGCTGTACGGTGAGCGCAGAACTCATGCGACTGCTGAGCAACATCATCCGTACCGGGATCATCTCTGAAGTTGATGAGGAATCCTGGTGCGTGCGCGTTCGCAGCGGCGAACTGGAAACAGGCTGGCTGCGCTGGAACACCACGCGCGCGGGAGCCTTCAATGTAGTGGCTGCCGCCATCACCAGGCGAACAGGTGGTAATTGCCTGCATTGGCGGCAACCCGGAAACCGCCATGATAATTGGCAGCCTGTGGAGTGATGCCAGTCCGGCCCCCGGCAAAAGCCTGAAAGAAATCGTGATCAGCGCGCCGGATGGCGCGGTGTTCCGCTACGACGCGGACGCAGGCGCACTGAGCGCCAGCGGCATGAAAACGGCCACTTTACAGGCATCCGTCAGCGTGACACTGGACACGCCCGTCGTGGAATGCACAAACCTTCTGAGAACAGCGACGCTTGACGTCACAAAAGGAGGAAAGATGAGCGGCAATATCACGCACAGCGGCGGCGATTTCACCTCAAACGGCATCACAGTGCATACGCATAAACACGGTGGTGTTAAAGGTGGCAGCGATTCGACAGGAGGCCCGCAGTGACAACCCGCTACACAGGAATGAACCCGGACGGAACGGGAAACCTGAATGATATGGAGCACCTGAAACAGTCAGTCAGGGACATCCTGACCACCCCGCTGGCCAGCCGGGTTATGCGACGGGAATATGGCAGCCTTGTGCCTGATTTGATTGACGAACCCATGAATAACACCACGCGTCTGCAATGCATGAGTGCTGCCGTGATTGCGCTGACACGATGGGAACCCCGCATTGCCCTGGATGCCATCGACGTTGTCTGGAAAGCGGGAGGCCGCGCCGGGGTGACACTGTCGGGCACTGTCATGCAGACCATGCAGAATGTTGAGTTAACCATCACGCTGAGGGAGTAAATCATGCCCGCCGTTGACCTTTCCCAGTTACCGGAACCCGCCATCATCGCGGAGCCTGACTTTGAAGCAATTCTGGCTGACACAAAAGCCATGATGATTGCGTCCTATCCCGCCGAACAGCGTGAAGCCGTTTCCGCCGCGCTGGAGCTGGAATCGGAACCCCTTAACGTTATCGCTCAAACCATGTCGTTTCGTGAAATGCTGTTACGCCAGCGGGTCAATGAGGGTGCACGCGCCTGCATGTTAAGCCACAGCGCCGGGACAGACCTGGACAACCTCGCAGGCAATATGAACACAAAGCGCCTGGTTATCACTCCGGCAACGGATACCACCGACGCGGTGATGGAAAGCGACACCTCGCTGAGACTGCGGGCGCAACGGGCGTACGACGGCCTGAGTGTTGCTGGCCCGTCAGGTGCATACGAGTATTTTGCCCGCAGCGCCAGCGGTCTGGTGCGTGATGCGCGGGCTATCAGTCCGTCTCCGGCAAATGTGACGGTTTCCATCCTGTCCACTGAAGGCGACGGCACAGCAACGGAGGCGTTGCTTAATACCGTTCGCGCCGTTCTGAATGCAGAGGATACCCGCCCTGTGGCCGACCGCCTGACCGTACAGAGTGCCAGAATCGTGACATGGCGGCTGAATGCAAAACTGTACTTTTACCCCGGCCCGGAATCCGAACCTATTCTGGCCGCGGCTGAATCGTCGTTCAGGAAGTGGCTGGCTGAGCAGGGGCTTATCGGTCAGGACGTGGCGTTGTCCGCCATTGCTGCCGCACTGCATGTGCACGGTGTGCAACGCGTGGAGATAATCGAACCCACACAGAATATGGCCATCAGCGACATACAGGCGGCGCGCTGTGAGTCATTCACCATCAGCGAAGGTGGACGCAATGAGTAATTCGTTGTTACCACCATCAGCCAGCAATTTCATGCGTTGTGCCGAAGCCGTCGGAACACGCATTACAGACATTCCGGTAGACCTCAACACGCTGTGGTCGCCGGACACCTGCCCGGTGCATCTGCTGCCTTATCTCGCCTGGGCGTTTTCCGTTGACCGCTGGGATCGCAACTGGCCGGAAGAGACAAAGCGACAGGTTATTCGTGATGCATGGCTGATACACCGACACAAAGGGACCATCAGCGCACTGCGCCGGGCCATTGAGCCGCTGGGATACCTCATTCGCGTGTCTGAGTGGTGGGAGTTCGGCGGAGAACCGGGAACATTTACCGTTGAAGTCGGCACGCTGGACAGTGGCGTGACGGAGGAAATGTATCTGGAAATGGAGCGGTTGATTGCTGATGCCCGCCCGGTCAGCCGCCACATGACAGGGCTGAATATCATTCAGGAAATTCCGGGGGATATTTTCGCAGCGGCGGCAACTTATGACGGTGAAGTTATTACCATTTATCCAGGCGATTAAGCATGAGTACCACAACACGAAAATTTAAAACCGTTATCACCGATACGGGTGCAAAAAAATTAGCTCAGGCAGCCGCGCCAGATGGTAAGCCTGTCCGCCTGACTCATATGGCCGTGGGCGACGGTGGCGGCACGTTGCCCACACCAGACAGTAAGCAGACCCGTCTGGTGCATGAGGTGTGGCGACATACTGTTAATCGCGTCATCCTGGACGCAACACATCAGAACCGCATTATTGCGGAGCTAGTTATTCCTCCTGAAACGGGCGGATTCTGGATCCGGGAAATTGGTGTATTTGATGAGCACGGCGATTTAATCGCGGTGGGAAATACTGCCGAAAGTTACAAGCCAGCCGTTGCCGAAGGGTCCGGTCGTGCACAAACATTTCGCACCATTCTGACCGTATCCAGCACTGCCACCGTGGCGCTTACCGTGGATAACACCATGGTGATGGCCACAGTGGATTACGTGGATGACAAACTGAAAGAGCATGAACAGTCACGACGTCACCCGGACGCCTCGCTGACCGCAAAAGGCTTTGTTCAACTCAGTAGCGCCACTAACAGCGTGTCTGAAACGCAGGCTGCAACGCCGAAAGCAGTAAAGGCCGCGTATGATCTTGCTAACGGTAAATATACTGCGCAGGATGCCAGCACGACGCGAAAAGGCCTTGTCCAGCTCAGTAGCGCCACCAACAGCACGTCTGAAACGCAGGCTGCAACGCCGAAAGCAGTAAAGGCCGCGTATGACCTTGCTAACGCAAAATATACCGCTCAGGACGCTACGACGGCACAAAAAGGGATAGTCCAGCTCAGTAGTGCCACCAACAGCACGTCTGAAACACTGGCCGCGACATCGAAAGCGGTTAAGGCGGTAATGGATGAAACGAACAAGAAAGCGCCCTTAAACAGTCCTGCGTTGACCGGAACGCCAACAACGCCAACTGCGCGACAGGGAACGAATAATACCCAAATCGCAAGCACGGCTTTCGTTATGGCTGCGATTGCCGCCCTTGTAGATTCGTCACCTGACGCACTGAATACGCTGAACGAGTTAGCGGCGGCGCTGGGAAACGACCCGAATTTTGCGACCACCATGACTAACGCGCTTGCGGGTAAGCAACCGAAAGATGCCACCCTGACGGCGCTGGCCGGGCTTGCTACTGCGGCAGACAAGTTTCCGTATTTTACGGGGAATGATGTCGCCAGCCTGGCAACCCTGACAAAAGTCGGGCGGGATATTCTTGCGAAATCGACCGTTGCTGCCGTTATCGAATACCTCGGTTTACAAGAAACGGTAAATCAGGCTTCTGGCGCATTACAGAAAAACCAGAACGGCGCAGATATTCCAGGAAAAGATACCTTCACAAAAAATATTGGTGCATGTCGCGCTTTTCACAGTGCTATTAGTACAGGGGCAGGGAACTGGACAACGGCACAATTGATTGAATGGCTGGATTCTCAAGGGGCATTCAATCACCCATACTGGATGTGCAAATGTTCATGGTCATACGGCAATAATAAAATTATTACCGATACTGGCTGTGGAACTATTCATCTTGCAGGTTGCGTTATTGAGGTTATGGGTAATAAAGGTGCCATGACCATCCGTGTAACCACCCCGAGCACTTCCAGCGGTGGCGGAACTACTAATGCACAATTTACTTATATAAACCACGGTGGAGATTATGCGCCAGGCTGGCGGCGTGACTACAGTACCAAAAATCAGCAGCCTGCATTTGCTTTAGGGCAGACAGGAAGCACTGTTGGAAATGACAAAGCTGTTGGATGGAACTCAAATAGCGGCGTTTATAATGCGACTATTAGTGGAGCGTCAACATTGATTCTTCACTTTAATATGAATGCGGGGAGTTGCCCGGCGGTTCAGTTCCGTGTGAATTATAAGAACGGCGGTATTTATTATCGTTCAGCGCGAGATGGTTATGGATTTGAGGCTGACTGGTCAGAGTTTTATACCACAACACGCAAGCCATCAGCAGGAGATGTTGGTGCATATACCAAAGCCGAATCAGATTCTCGCTATGTACGAGATATTCGCCTGGGCACACGTGTTGTTCAGACTATGCAAAAAGGCGTGATGTATGAGAAATCAGGTCATGCAATTACGGGGCTTGGCATTGTCGGTGAAGTTGATGGCGATGATCCGGCAGTATTCAGACCAATACAAAAGTTAATTAACGGAACATGGTATAACGTATCGCAGGTATAATCATGCAGCATTTAAAAAACATTGTCGCAGGTAATCCAAAAACCGTTGAACAATATCAGCTAACAAAGAATTTTAATGTTATCTGGTTATGGTCCGAAGACGGAAAAAACTGGTATGAGGAAGTGAAAAACTTTCAGGAAGATACAATAAAACTGGCTTACACTGTAGAGGGAATAATTGTTGCTATGGATAAAGATGTATCGGCAATTAATCCAGAAGGTTTAAGTGTCGTTGAGTTGCCTGATATTACAGCAAATCGCCGGGCTGATATTTCGGGGAAATGGATGTTCAAAGATGGCGTAGTGATAAAGCGAACTTATACCGAGGAAGAGCAGAGGCAACAAGCGGAAAATGAAAAGCAAAGCCTGCTACAGCTCGTCAGGGATAAAACACAGCTATGGGACTCACAGCTACGGCTGGGTATCATTTCCAACGAGAATAAACAAAAATTAACCGAGTGGATGCTCTATGCGCAGAAGGTCGAATCCACAGACACCTCCAGCCTGCCAGTAACGTTTCCAGAACAACCAGAATGAAACAAGGCCCGCTATCGGGCCTTAATTTTTATTCAGGCTTTTGTGGCCATTCAGGATTTGCCGTATCCACACGGCTGACCAGAACACTATAGCGTTCCCATGACTCCAGTCGTGCGCGTTCCTCATCCGTCGCCATATTCAGCCTGACAGCGCGTTCCAGTGGCTGAATAACGTTTTCTGCTTCGGAAAGTAACGCGGCCTTTTGTGATTCGGCCTGTTGTTGTTGCTCGTCTGCCGTATAAATCCGTTTAACCACAGCTCCGTCCTTAAACATCCACTTACCGGAATCATCAGCACGACGATTAGCTGTAATATCAGGAACCTCAACGAC